AATTCTAAATCTTGTTGTACCAGAATTAGTATAAAAATCTGCTGTTCTAATAGTCTTAGTCTCACCGGCTTCTTTAAACCCAGACATAATTCTATACTGTCCGCTTGTTGTAAATACAAAAGGACCCGCATTACTATCCGGTAGAATAGAAATAACACCGGTTGCATTATCATAAGATGCACTACCAGGACTACCAGATACGCTGATTGCAGCCCTTGATGTAGAATTAAGATACGTTGTATTAGCAGCAATTACAAGTGCTTTAGGGCTTGTATTTTGAGTTGTTAATACAATACCTACACCTGCTTCAACATTAAGTGTATCTTCACCCTGAGCAACTAAGCTGTTTGCTCCAGGTACGTTAATTGTTTTAAACGAGCTGTTTAGTCGAACAAATACATTACTATTGCCTAGATCATCAACAAATAGACCCGTACCACCGTCAAAGTTAATACCTTTAACAGATGCGATTTCTGAAATAACATTGCCGTCTAATGCAATATTTCTAATCGTTATACCGGGGAAGGTTATGTTGTTGTTACTAATAGAAGAATTAATTCTACCATTAGCATCAATAGTAATATTAGTACCAGCTGATATACCTGCTGTAGCTGCTGACTTAAGTTCAAATTTATTATTAGCTGCATTAAAGATAACAGCCAGGCCATCTGCATCAAGTCTTGATGCTGGATTTTTTAGATTAAACGAACCTGTATTAACGTCATCCAGGTATCTTAAATTAACTTCACCACCGCCCTGCCCGGTTACGGCTATTTTAGATATCCAAGCTTCAAGATACTTAATCTTCTTCTTAAGGTCTTCTAAGCTACGCGGTGCTTCTGTTTCCGGTTGTTGGAATGATTGACCTTCTAGTACCGCTTCCTTAGTAATATGCTTGGCCGCTCTTTCAATTAAGCTTCCTTCTTCCTCGGCTTTTTGTTCTTCTTCGGAGGCGGTGGTTTGGATGGTAGCGGTGGATATTTCGGCGGCTTCTGCTTGAACCAACTCATCCTGTGTCTCCTGTAGCAGTGCTTCTAGTTCATCCAGTGTCGGTGGTTTTGGATACTCAATCTTTATAATTTCAGCTTGAGTGTTACTAACCGGAATAATATTTTCAGATGTCTGAATTACTATTTCTGTATTCTGTGCTGCATCGATAAGGTCTTGAATTGTATTTGACTTAATCGATTCTGTAATCTCTTTTTGTAGCTTCTCGTATCGTTCAACTTCCTCCACCAACGCTGGATCGACAGGCTCGCCCATGGCTTTGGCCCATTTTACCAAAAGTTGCTTTTCTTTAATACTTTTCATTGACGATCTATTGCCTTGCCTGTATAATCCGTATGTGGGCTTTTGAGATTACGTACGAATTCCATTCAAGTTGTTTCTACTAAACTCATCTCTATCAACTAGTTTAGATGGTCTGTTATTTCTTACAACGACATATCCTTCAGGTTTAGTAGGTTTATAAGTTCCCGTTGCTTTATCCTTCATTGCAGTTTGATACTTAGGCTTAGCTGAAAGCGATTGTACTAATTGATTTTTAGCTTGTTGAAGATGATAATGCATTGTTAGTATTGAATTAAAATGTTCACTATTATTTTCTACATGATTTAAGTCTGCATGCATCTGATCAGTCTTAGCACCAATAGCTTTGGCTGTCTTAACACCGGCAATTCTCTTATTATGTACATCTTTTAAATGAGACTTATATCCGCTTACAGTTGGAGTTGTACTCTCTCTAACGGTCTTGTTTATATAGGTCTTAATTAGCTCGGCGTGATGCTCATGTTCAAACTTTGTGGTACCATCGGCATGCGCTCCGATTTTTTTACCAGTAAATATTTTATAGGCTTTCTTAGGTGTAGCTTTAAACGCATCTGCTGCAGCTTTAATATGCTTCTGGTATAGTTCATGCTGCTCAGGCGACATGTGAGCGTTTTGAAATTCGTCTTGAGTATCAATAGAATGGACATCTGGGTGATGCGTAAACTCTGATAAATCAGGGGCATATTCTGCTTCCATATCAGCTAAGTTCTTACCATTATACTTTGTATGAACGGCAATACCGATCTTAGCTTTAGCGATGTGTTTACCCTCAGATGAACTAGCAGGTGTTGAGTATCTAATACCTGATGGGTTAGCTTGGAAGTTTAACTTACCACTTTCTTTTTCAACATCACCGTTAGGGTTGGCTTTACCCTTTAATCCAGCATGCATAATGTCACCCTGAAATACACCGCTCTTAGGTGCAACTTTAGGTAGGTGTTCTAATGCAAGCTTTAACTTGGATACCAATCCAGGTGCGTGACCATGGTTGCGGTCAATGTCTTCCGGTGTATAGTTAATCTTAGGTGTAGCGTTAAACGCTGACTTCGATGCAACAAAGAATTTACCAGTCTTAGGATCATGTCCAAAGATTACAGCAGGTGAGCCATCGTACTTAGTTGTGACTTTAACCTTGTTGCCTTTACCATGCAGCTTATCATGCACGTCTTGTAACGAATGGTAGGCATGTGCAAAGCCATCAAAGCCGGAATTGATTACGTGGTCTTCGACATGTTCTAAATGCAAAAGCTTTTTTTCCGAAGCTTCTTCGGTAAGGAATGTTGTAAAATCAATCATTGTATTTCCTGTTACCAAGGATCCCCGGAAAGTTTAATTGAGCTTGCCATTTTTTCCGATTCAAATTTGAACCTAATTTTCATTATTTTTTTATCCCCGGCTTTCACACCAATTGATTCATTTCCCACTTTTTCAAGCGTAATATTATTTGCTGCTAATGCTTTAAGTTTAGGATTATTTACAGGATCCATTACATCTGCAGAAAAATTAGTTGTACCTTTACCAGTTACCTTTACGTAAGATGGTAGCATAATGTTTGCATCCATCCAATCAGTCTTTAAATACTCAATTAATTCCGGTTGCTTCATTTTTTTAAGACGTAAAAACATTTCATCTCGCATTGCAGCTAAAATTTGAATACCAATCTTTTCTGTTTCTTTTTTAACAGCAGGTCTTGATCTTATATACGGTTTTCTTTGCGAATCAGTTTCTGGTAATTTAAGTAATTTTACAGTCTGAGTTAATTGTTCTTTGTACTTAGCTGATAGATTTAAATTTAAATTTTTATCAACAGTACCAAGACCCGGATTCTTAAAACCAATATCCCCTGTTCCTTTTGTAGCTTTTGCTGAAAGACCTAAATATCCACGATCAGGTCCACTACTAAACTGCACAAGAATATCAGTTGGATTTCTCTTTTGATCAACAGGCATACATAAGCACGCAACATTGAGCCTGCTCGAGCAGTCCACCAAACATTTTTTACACTACCTCTATACCCGTTATTCTTTGCCCACTTTAAAAATTCTTTTGCCATCTCTACCGCTTGACCTTGGGATATAGTAATCTCATTAGGTTGAGCTTGTTTAACCCGTACATCGTATTGTATTTTTGCATCAGGATCAAACCATTTACTACCTGCAAGAATAAACCCGGTATACAGTTCATTAATATCAGAAAGAACAGTATTAGCCGTCATTATGCACCCCTAAAGTTATTTCTTATATTTATACAATAAAAAACCCCCTGCGTAGAGGGGGCTAAGGTGTTATACTGTTACTATTCCGGGTAGTTAACCTTATGAATCATTTTTTCACCCATCCAAGGTGAACCGGATTCAGCATATCGACTAAATACCCGTCCGTTGTTATTGTTAAGTGCATCATTCATTTTATGAAATTTCTTCATTGAAATCTCATGAGTATCTAGAATTGTTTCCCCGAGAAACTTTTGAGAATACTCATCTGCTTCTTCCATCACAATTGTGTCTTCAGCATGCTCGGCTGACTCACACTCGATAACATAACGAATACGAAATTGACTAATAGTTTCAACAACAAATAATGGCATAATAAATCCTTAAAAATTCATTCCGGTTACGATTATCCGGTAACCCTAACAGGGGGTTCGAGTTAGCTTACTTAAGCGAAGTAAGTGCTTCCGCTAGCTGCGAATGCTGCAGCAACCATCGCACGGGATGGTGTGCCTAGACGGTAAGCTGTCTTTCCATTCTTAGCGACATTGCTATAGATGGAATAGCCCTGAGAGCGGAGCTCAGAGATGCGCGAAGAAACCGAGGTATCGGTACTACGAAAGATCCCAGCCATTTGACCGGCGGTAAATTGCTTACCAGACTGAAGAGTCTTGAGAACTTTAGATTGCAATGTAGACATGTATTTTTCCTTCATTATAAACCCGCACTAACATAAACACCCGGAGGTGGCGGTCGGCCTCCGGGATAAGATTAAGCTTCTGCCAGTTCTTTGATTGACTCAATTTCCTGATCGATAACTTCCTCTTTAGCAACACTGATTATAGGCTGTTTGCGAGTATTAATCAACTCCTTTTTTTCCAAAACGGCGATGATATCAAACGCATATGCGCTGAAACGATCCTGCTCATCATCCAAAAGAAACTGACAAGCTTCTGCTTTGGTCATAGCTTTAGGTAGTTCAATAAGGGTGATATCTACATCACCTTGCTTCTGCAGATTCTTAACTCGAAGAACGAGATCAGAGCAAAAACGAACCTTGATTGTGCCATTATTATTAGACACGCCTGCGACTGTAAATGTAGTCATTTGATTTTCTTTCATGATATAAAAAATTGTTACTGCCGTAACATACTAAAATTGGGATCAGACTCCCAAGCCTTGACCTGCCAAGAGATAGTTCGTAACTGTAGTAAGAAGCTTATCTTTCGAAACTGCTTTTTGCAGTTCGCGATGAAAGCGTTCTTTAGTTACTTTACTGCCAGTCGACTCATCAATCGTTTGCTTACAGACTTCGCGAAAAGACTGTAGATCGCATTCTTTGTACTTCTCAAAAAGTACTTTCATTCCATCTTCACCGACCGTATCTTTACGTACGCGTGCTTTTGAACTTGATTGGGTATGCATGATTATCCGTTTAAGTTATTGATACCTTATTATAACCTAAAACCGAGTTACTGGCAACTGTTACAGTTTGGTAGTTTCTTCATCATCCTCATGGAGATTAATTGCGCCGTTTTCTATAAGATCAGAAACGACTTGAGATATTCCGTCGTTCCTCCCTCTATAGTAACAGGCAATACAAGTTACGATTGTAAAGAAAAACTGGAATATATCTCCAGCAGAGTACATGTTACCCATTGTGTCTCCCATTTTAATGTATGTAGGGTAACCATAAGAATGTCTTCTTAAGTAACCTTTTTTTAATATGACTCCAGTCCTCACCGCGAAATGTTCTTTTGTAATATGTATACGACCACAAATTTCTCTTCGTATCAATAGTTTTGAGAATCTCGTAAGGGTTTCTTTTAGGGTACTTAAATCTAATCTCCATTGCTATATCATGAGCATACGCATCTATTTCATCTACGTCTGCTAGATATTCTTTTTCATCTTCTACCGATCCCATGGTGTTACGAAAGTCAACAGTGGTATCAAATTCAGCCATTAAGTCACTATCTCGATGTTGCCATTGTGTTTGGTGAATTGTTTCATGTTGACATACCTGGGATACGTCAAACTTAAATTGACTCCATGACCTAGGTGATATCTCAAATGCTGTACACCTTTTAGAAAAGTTAAGTACAATATGTTTAGTGTCTGTACTCAGATCATACAACCCTGATACGGAGTAGTCATTTCTACCATAATCATAATAAGTCTCGTAATGAAATTTAAAAGGTTCAACCTTCTTAAAGGATCTATTAAGTGTACTCACAATTTGTGGATACCCATATTCACCTATCAGCATTGATTTCTTAGATTCAAGGACGTCATTTATAACGGGTGCAAGAAACATAGGGCCTCCTTTTTAAGTATTTATAACTTAATACTGGAGAAATCTTTTTTATGTGTGAACGACTTTGCAATGTTAAAATCTGGAGTATCATCCAGAGGTTGACCAGAATCAGATACGTTGCGTTGTGCAGAGGGTTCTAAGTCGTACAAACGCATCTTTGCACGATCAATACCAATCATAAACCGCTTATATAACGTTGGATCGTTATACCGGTTCTTTAACTGCTTAACCATTACCTGATTAAGTTTTTCAAGCTCTTCAGTGCTGATAATAGCGAACATAAAATCTGCTGTAGCAGGTAGACCGAAAGACTCGGAGGTATCAGTCAGCTCAACATCGGTGTTCGAGTAACCCGAACGTGTCGTCTGCGTAGCGGACATGATAGGTACGTTAAATTCAACAGCTAGACCACGAAGCTCTTCAGCAATGGCTTTAATATATGTATAAGAATTAACCCCTCCACCCGGCTTAAATCTAGAGGAAGCACAAATATTAAGATAATCAACAAAAATAATATCAGGTTTAAATGTACGCTTTAAGCTAAGTTCGTTCAGAAGAGCTTTAAAATGACCAACATGAGACGACGCAGTCGGATATTCTTTAATGATAAGCTTACCGTGAATACGCCCATTCAGCTTAGACATACGATTCTCAAACATTGCTTTTGGTATATGCTTAAGCTGATCAATATCTACATTAAGTAAATTAGCATCGATACGTTCAGCGATTCTTTCCTCAGCCATCTCCATAGTAATATAGAGAACGTTCTTACCTTGACCAATACAGCTAGCAGCCATATGACACATAAACAAAGACTTACCTACACCAGTTCCAGCTAGTACGATATTTAAAGTCTTATTTGGTATACCACCCTGAGTAATCTTATTAAAGAAGTCAAGATCGAATGGAATCTTATTTTCTACTTTATTGTAGAACTCAAACCTAGTTGTAGCATCTTCAAAATAATCATGACCTACAGATGAGTCAAAGCATACACCTAAAGCATCTTGCAATAGAGACGGAATACCATCTTTTGCTATATTCTTATCTCTACCCTCCATGACACCAATGGATTGCAGAATAGCATTATATACAGCTTTATCTTTACAAAACTTTTCCGTTTCGTCTAATAGCCATTCCATATTGACCGTTTTAGATTCAGCATCTACTACAAGGCTATTAATTACCTCTGCAGTTTCTTTGAACAGACCCTCATTGGTATTAGAGT